ATTTTTACTGGTATCTTTATTTTAAAGATGGAATATGTAAATTTTGTGATTTTAAAAAAAGTTTAAATGATGAAGATAATATAAAACATTTATATTCTAAACATAAAAAAATATTATTTGATGAATGTAAAGATAAATGTCCAGAATGTGGTAGTGATCAAAAAGGACTAAGAAATGATATTACTTTTGCATTATTTCAAGATAATGGTTTAGGAAAAAGTTATTGTAATAATTCATGGCATAATAATTTTGAAATAAATATTAAAAAGGAAAATAAAGCTGCTCTTCATGAACCAGATCCAATTAAAACAGAAAAAAGTATAAAAGTTTTAGATTTAGTTGAAAAAGATTTAAAAGATAGAGCTGAACAAGGAAATAAAAAATATGATACTTATTTATTAACTCATAACGGTAGGAATAGTTTAATGGATGCATATCAAGAAGCTTTAGATTTAGTTATGTATTTAAGACAAGCTATTTATGAAAAGGAAAATGGATGAAATTATTAGATAAAAATAAAAAAGAAGAAATTATACAAATAAATATAAAAGTGAATAGTAAAAAATGGATACTATCTAAACTAGCAGAAGAATGTAATGAATTATCATTAGCTATTCTTCAACATTTAAATAAAAATTATGATGAAAATAATATAATAAAAGAAATAGCTGATGTAGAAACTAATATAGAACATTTAAGATATATTTATAATTCAAAATTAATAGATACATATAAGAATAAAAAATATGTAAGAATTATGAAAAGATTGCGAAAAAAATTTAGAGTTTATATATAATATAATAAGGAGTATTTAATGACATTATATACTAAATATCGGCCATCAACTTTTGAAGAAATGGAAGGGAATAAAGAAGCTATACTTTCATTAAAAAGTATTTTAAATAAAAAGAACCATAGCCATGTTTTTCTTTTATCAGGCCCATCTGGATGTGGTAAAACTACAGTTGCTAGAATAATGGCTAAATATATTTTAAATGCTGGAGAATTATCTATTAATGAAATTAATTCTTCATCAGATAGAGGAATTGATACAGCTAGACAAATTATAGATCAAATGAGGTATTCTCCTACAGATGGAAATTCTACTGTTTTTATTTTAGATGAAGCTCATAAACTTAATAATAATTTTATGAATGCTATATTAAAAGCTTTAGAAGATACTCCAGAACATTGTTACTTTTTTATATGTACTACAGAACCTAATAAAATAATAAATACAATTAGGAATAGAAGTACAGAAATAAAGTTTAAACAATTAAAAATAGAAGAATTAATATTAGTTATAAAAAGAGTATGTAAATTAGAAAAAGTAAAAATATCAGATGAAGTTATAGAAACTATAGCAGAAAAAGCTGATGGAAGTCCTAGAAAGTCCTTAGTATTATTAGAAAGTATTATTGAAATAGAAAAAGAAAAAGACCAATTAAAATATTTAAATAGTAATACTAATATTGATGATGATCCAGAAATAATAGAATTATGTAGAGTATTATTAAATATAAAAAGTAAATGGGGAGATGTTTCAGAAGTATTAAGAAAATTGAAGGAAAATAATAAATTAGATGAACCGGAAACAGTTAGATATATTATATTAGGTTATATGTCAGCCGTATTATTAAAAAGTAGAAATGAAAGGGCTGCTGTAGTAATGGATTGTTTTAAAGAAAATACATATAATACTGGTAAATTTGGTATTATTTTAAACAGTTTTAATGCAATATTATAGAGAGATACTATATAATATAAGTAAGGAGAGTAAATAAATGAAAAGTATAGTTAAATTATATGAAGAAAAAGAAGATGAATTAAAAGTTCCAGTATTACTTCAATCAAAAGAAGATGATCATTTTATTGTTTTTTTTGTAGGTCCTGGAGTTGGAACTATAGTATCTTTAAATAAAGATAAAGTAATTGATTGTGATTCATCTTTTGATTTAGGTTATAGTTATTATATTGGTTATTATTCTAATGGTTGGGATATGAATAAATTTAAAAATACTCCGTTTAAAGGCGAAGTAATTTTATCTAATTAAAAACTATTCGTATGAATAGATAATTTTTTTATAGGAGAATATATTATGACTTGTAGGGAGATGGCAGAAGATTCTGGAGTGGATGTAGCTTTTATTAGACAAGCTGCAAAGAACAAGGGCTTTGAACTTCCCCGAGGAAGAAAAGGAACAGATTTTAAGCCTAAGCAATGTATTTCTATTATTTCTGAAGCTAAAAAGGTAGCTGCTGCTTTTGAAAAGGAAAAGGCTGAAAAGAAGGCAGCTAAAGCAGAAACAAAGAAGGAAAAGCCAGTAAAGGAAACTAAAATTAAAGAAAAGCCTAAGACTAAGGGGAAGTCTAAGACTGAAAAGAAGGAAGTAGTAAAGGAAAAGGAAGAAAAGACAAAGAAGAAGTATGTTAGTAAGAAGGATAAGCCACTAGAAGATGATGACTTTATAGCGGATGACGGTGATGAAGAGGAGGAAGATATCGAAGAGGAAGATGAATTTGATGATGATGATTTTGACGATGATGAAGAGGATGAATAATTAAATATTTTATTTAAGGGGTTATTTCTTTATAAGAGTAATCCCTTTTATTTTTAAAAAGGAAGAATAAATATGAGTAAAGAAGAAAGGTCATTTGAAGAAGATATAAAAATAAATAAATTTAAATTAGATGTTGAATGTGAAAAGCACCCTTCTATTTTTTGGTATTGGACTAATAAATTAGCTCAATATAAAAATAATTTATTAGATACTGAAGATTCTTTAAAATTAATCACTGCGGAAGTAGATACTAATTATAGAGAAAATTGGGATGAAACTAACTGGGGAAAGAAAACAGAAGGTTCTATATCTGGAAAAGTAGCTGCTGATGAAAAAGTTAGAAAGGCTAAAGAAAATTATATGAAATGTCAACATGAAGTAAATATTTTAAATGCTAGTGTATCTGCTATGGAACATAAAAAAGCTATGCTAGACAATGAAATTAAATTATTAATAGGAGGATTCTATTCTGCTCCAAATGCTGGAAAAAGTAATGCTAGTGTAGAAAAAGGAGGAAGAGTAATAAGGGATAAATTAAATAAGAGGAAGTAAATGAAAAATATAAAAATAACAGAAGTACATTTTTCAAGAAAGTTTAATTTAGGTAATTATGAAACTGAAGATATTGGATTTGTAGCTACAGTAGCTGAAGACCAAAAACCTGAGGATGTTTTAAAAGCATTAGATAAAGCTACACAAAATTATAGAAAATACCAAATGTCAAATAATGGAAAATAGGAGAAAAAATGAAAGCTAAAAAGAAATCAAATTCTCTAAGGGATAGATTAAAAAAATCATACGATACTAGAGAAAGGGGGGCAGGAAGTAGATCTTCTGCTATGGATTGGAAGAAAATTGATGATATTAAATTTTATAAGCCTAAGGAAGGAAAAAATAAAATAAATATTATTCCATATTTAATTAAAACAAAAAATGATCCTTTAGTAAAAACTAATGATGCTAAAGTTGGCGATGAATCCTATATGTTAGATGTTTACTTCCATAATAATATAGGACCTACTCAAGCTCAAGTAGTTTGTTTAAAAGAAACATACGGAAAGCCCTGTCCTATATGTGAATTAAGACAGCAATATTATAACGAAGGAAAAAGAGATGAAGCAGGAGCATTAAAGCCAAAGAGAACTTGTTTTTATAATATTCAAGATGTAAAAAATGATCCTGATACTTTACAAGTATGGAATATTTCTCATTTCTTATTTGAAAAAGAATTAATAGAAGAAGCTTTTTTTAAAGGAGAAGATGGGGAACCAGTAGATTTTGTAGATATTGATGATGGAAAAACTATTGTATTTAGAGCATCTGATACAGATTCTTTAATTAATGGAAAGAAAGTAACTTTTATGGAATTTAAATCTTTTGATTTTATTGAAAGAGATGAACCCATAGAAGAATCACTTATAAAAAAGACAGTGTCTTTTGATGAATTATTAATTGTTCATACTTATGATGAATTAAAAAAGATTTTATATGGGGAAGATGAAGAAGATGAAGAAGATGAAGAGGATAATGAAAATATAGAAGATGATGATGAAGATATAGAAGATGAAGATGAAGA